GATGAACGTTGTTGAGCATATTGAAGAACAGTTTCTTGAATACTCCTATCCATGTGATAATGTAAATTATCACCGATAGCTGCGTTTAAATCTAAAAATACAGAATATACCGACGCATCATTAAAATTGTCAATTAATTCAGGATAATACTCCTGAGTGTAGTTAATAAGGTCTTGACGTAACGCCTCAAAATCCCTATCTGCGTATGAAATTCTTCTTTGTGCCATTTATATTAAATATTGATAATAACAAAATCCTTATTGTTGAAGGTGCTATCTGTTATAGTATAGTCGATTCTTATTTTTGCTGTATAGTCCGCAACACCTGTACCGGGTACTCTGTAAATACCACCAACACCAATGTTTTCCATATTAATATCACCAACTAATTCAAGTTCATCAGTATATGGCGTTATAGTAATATCATTTAAAACTAAATTTGGTAAAAATTCATCAACCGATTGTCTTATATCTGCCTTGATAGCTTCAAACGATAAACCATCCATCGGTTCAAAAATAAATTCATAAATTCTTGTACCAAAATTTGGTAAATAATATCTACTACCCTTTCTCGTAAGAATAAGGTGTAACAAATCTGTTCGTATTTCCTCTTCAGGTGTTTGTGATAATGATAGATACTTTCCGTCCTGACTCTGCCTGAAAGGAAAATTAATACCATATGTTTTACCATCTGCCATATTACATAAATATATTCCTATTATTTTTTTTGAAAACAAAAAAACCCGACAAAATACTTGCCGGGTTTTTCACGCATTATTGTCGTTTTTTACGTCTTATGCCTCACAACTCGTGCAAACTAAATCATTAAGATTAAGTTTTTTTCTTGAGAATGCCTGAGCTGAGTTCATTGAGTGTTGATAATAAAGTGTTTTAACACCTAACTGCCAAGCATCTATAAGAAGTTTATTAACATCTTTAGTTGGCATGTCAGGTGAAATCATTAAGTTCAATGACTGTGATTGGTCAATGAAATCTTGTCTAATTGCCGCTTGGTTAATGATAGTTGATTGATTAATTTCGGCAAATGTTCTGAACACATCTTTTTGTTCTTCTGTTAAAAACTCTAAATGTTGAACTGAGCCATCGTGTTTTTTAATACTATCCCACGTCGCCTTGTTATCTTTCTTTATTGATACCAATAACTTCTGTAGTACAGGATTCTTAATAGTCACTTTTAATTTAGCCACATCTTTTACATAAGCGTTTGACCAAATTGGTTCGATTGATTGTGATACTTGACCCAAGATAAATGCTGAAGATGTTGTAGGAGCAATTGCGTTTAGTGTCACATTTCTTCTACCATATCCGACAAGAGTTTCAGGTTCGCCGAACATTTCCGCTAATGTTTCAGACGCTTTGTATGACTTATCTTTAATAAGTTTGAACGCCTCAATGTTTAATCTTGCACTATCCTTACTGTCAAAAGCTAATCCTTTAGACTGAAGAAGTGAGTGCCAACCCAAAACACCTAAACCAAGAGCCCTTTGTCTTTTAGCAAAATTGTAAGCCTTTTCAAGGTAAAAGAATGCTCTGCGTCCTTCGATGGTTCCACTGTTTTTTATGTCATCAATTTTAGTGATAAACTCAGTAACGACAGCATCAAGGAAATAAACCATCATCTCAACCGCATCGGTATCTTTCCACTCATCATAATGAAGTAAGTTCATAGATGACAATACACAAACAAAAGACTCTTCTTCTGAATTGTGTAGAGCAATTTCAGAACAAAGATTAGAGTTGTAAATCTTCATGTCTTTATCTCTATAAACTTCAGGTGCTTTTTTATTCATAGTGTCAGTGAACATAATATATGGATATCCAATCTCACCTCTACGTTGAATTACTTTAGCCCATATAGCTCTCTTTTCTTTATCTCCATTTACCATTTGTTCCATGAACTCATCCGTAACTGTAACCGCATGTGTTAAATCTTGAATTGGGAAACCTTCAGTTCCAATTTCCAAAAATTCCATAATGTCGGGATGCTCAACAGGAAGGTATGGTGAAAATCTTCCTCTACGCGTTGAACCTTGTGAAATATTGTCTACAACACTTTGGAATAGGTTCATGAAATGGACTGCTCCTGGTGCGTGTCCGTTGTCTGTAATTGTGGCACCTCTACCTCGAAGGTTACCAAAATAACCTGAGGTTCCACCACCCATTTTACTCATCTCACCAACTTCAGCTTGAGTATAAAGAATTGATTCAATATTATCACCAACATTAGAACCGAAACAACTAACAGGTAGTCCCCTCTTTTTTCCAAAGTTAGCCCAAACAGGTGAAGATAGTGAATACCAACCTCTACCCATATAATCATAAAATTTTTCAGCAAATCCTTCCATGCCTAATATTTTTTCAGCATGTTCAGCAACTGTTCTAATTCTATCTAAGGGTTGTTCACCCTCACTCAAATATCCTCTACGAAGAAATATTATTGACTCTTCGTTTATCCATTCAAAAGGTTCTCTATTTTCCATTTTTTTTATATTATTTTAATTAAAATAAATCATTCATCGTAATCGACTTTGATTTCTTGCTATAATTGATACTTCTTTTATTGAAGAAATCAGTGTGTTTTGTTGTTAAAATTTCATCATCAAACCACTCAGTTGTTTCCAACAAAGGTTGATTAATTTCAAATATATTATCAATTCCAATTGAATTTAAAGAGATATTAAATCTATGTTTGATGAACTCTAAAGTTTGTGCTTTTGTTAAAAAAGTCAAGTCGCCCATTTCAAAAATCCAATCAACAATTTCCTCTTCAGCTTCGTAAGCATCTTTAGTTGCTTTAATTAAATCTTCAACTAATTGCTCAGACCACCAAGAAGGGTTTTCTTTTTTTATTATGTTTACCAAATCAAAACCAAATCCTGCGTGAATATTCTCTTCTTTGGATGTTGCCTCAACAGCGTTACTAATACCTTTTAATACATTCTTATATTTGTTAAATGACATGATTACCAAGAATTGTGAAAACAACGATACGTTCTCAACAAACATTGAAAACAATACAACAGATTCAAAGTAATCTTGGTTTTCCACAGTTTTAGAATTTGAAATTGTTTTTTCCAAATACTTAATTCTTCTACGAATTGCAGGAACCTCTAACAAATTTTCAAATTCATTATTTAATCCAAGTAGTTGAATTAAGTGTGAATACGCATCTGCGTGTCTTACTTCCGATTCTGCAAAAGTTGCACCAACATTACCAATCTCAGGTTTTGGTAGTCTTTTGTAAATGTCACCCCAAAACGATTTTACCGCAATTTCGATTTGTGAAATCGCCAACATAGCTCTTTGTACCGCAGTTTGTTCTTTCTCAGACAAGTGTACTTTAAAGTCCTGTATATCAGAAGTAAAGTTAAACTCAGTATGAACCCAATATGAATGTCTAATAGCATCCACATATTCACTTAAATTTGGATACTCGTAAGGTTTTAAATTGGTTCGTTTATTAAAGATATTTGGTCGGTGTTTTGAGCGGTAAATGATATATTCTTTAGCAACATCATTTAGACCATTATCCATAAGTTTATTTTCCACCATGTCATGAATTTCGTCCACATGAGGAACTCGGTCTTTATCACCTTTAAAAATACCTTTTGTTGTTAGTCTTGCGATTTTGTCCGCCATTTCAACATCAATCTTATCAATCGATGCCATTGATTTAATAATCGCATTTTTAATCTTTTCAGATTCAAATAAGACTGTCTCACCGTTTCTTTTTATGACATATCGGTGCTCTTTTAGTGCCATGCTAAAAATATAATTATCCATAATTTTTTATTTAATTTGTTGTGTTTTGTCTTTGTTGTCTTCTATTCAACAAGTCGTTAATTCTACTTTTATTTCTTTCTTCTTTTTGTTCTTCAAGACCCAAGAAAGTAACACTTTGTTCAGTATCGATAACTAAAAATTCGTTATCAAATTTACAATTCTCAAATACAACTCCATCTTTACCTAAACGTGATTTTGTAATTGCAATTGTTGCCAAGTTCATTTCTTTTTGTTGTAAAGTTTTAGCCACAGTGATAATTACGTGACCAACCTGAGC